AAACTTCTGCTCGTATTAAAAGGTATTATGATGATATTGTAGATACTGATCCTAATACAAACATAACTTACGAATCTGTTTATGGAGTTATAAATAATCGTTGCAATAATAAAAATGGATATGAAGCATATTATTGGGTTTGCGGCGATTGCGGATTTGAGGATCCTGAAATAATTATGAGCTATGATAAACACAGCTTAACTTCCAAAACCAACGATGATTATCTTGCACCAACCTGTGTCAAAGAAGGTCATGAAGCAAGTGTCACACGGACTTGTACTGTATGTAGATCATCTTTTACTACACCCGGAAAAACCATTCCGCCAACAAGTAAACACACACCTTCAACAGCAAGGGATGAATTTGGAAAGCTTTCTTTAATTAATATTACACCAAACAGTTGTACTGAAAGCAGTAAAATTACTTTAACTGATAGTAAGGGCAATTCGTATAACGATAATGATAATTTTTGTATTGAGTGTGGCGAAAAATTAGGAATTACCGAAGATCCTGCTTTAGGACATAATTTATCTACTGTTGTTTCAAATGATGGTAAAACAACTACAACAACTTGCAAAAACAAAACTAATACGTATAAATTATATATTAATAAAGCCATTGAACAAGGAAATGAAGAAAACAAAGCGATTGAAAACGGAGAACCTTATTCGTCAGTTTTTGATTTTGATGTTTCGTTTGATAACATAAAAGCAACTAAAGCTACATTTCAATTTTGTTCGGATAATTCAAAAATTAATAGTGATGAAAAAATCATTATTAATAAGTATGTAATTTCTGATTATGTCGGATTTCAATTCTTTTCAGCAGACACCGGAAAAGCAGTAAAACTATTTCAGCTTAAGGTTGATAACCCTAACGATATAGAATATTCTGTAAGTGAAAAAGATATTCACGGAACTTATCAGACAACTATTACAATTACATTTAAAGAGCCGACAAGCACATTAAGGTATTCGTTAAGGAATAATAAATATTTCAATTCAGGTAATAATTGTATTTCAGTAGAATATGAAAACTGTAATTATAAAAAAGTTACCGAAACAGAACATAATTATGTTGAAACAGCAAGAAATGAATCTACTTGCACACAAAAGGGTAATGTAACATACACTTGCTCAAGATGCGGTGATACATATACTGATGAACTTCCTCTTGCAGAACACACACCTACAGTAATCAATAAAGTTGATGCTACTTGCTCAAAGGAAGGCTACACCGGTGATACTGTATGCTCAGTATGTAATGCAGTAATTTCAAAAGGAAGTACAATTGAAAAGTCAGCTCACGATTACGATAAACAAACAGTTGAGCCGACTTGTACAGAACAAGGTTATACGATTTATACTTGTAAGAACTGTAATTACTCATATAAGGGCGATTATACGGCAGTTAATGAAAACAATCATACTCTTAAATACAATGTGAATAAAAAGGCTGCTACCTGCTCAGAAGAAGGATATACAGGTGATACTGTATGTACTGCTTGTGGTAAAACGATTGAAAAGGGTAGCGCTATTAAAAAAGTTCCTCATACTTATATAACTACCGTTGTAGAGCCTAATTGTTTTGAACAAGGATATACACTTCATAAGTGCTCAGTATGTAATGATACATATAAGAGCGATTTTACACAGCCTGATGAAACAAAACACGTTGAAGTAATTGATAAAGGATATCCTGCTACTTGTACAACAGCCGGTCTTACAGACGGTTCTCACTGTTCAGTATGTGGTAATATTATAAAAGAACAGAATGTTATTAATCCACTCGGTCATGACATTAAAAAATTCCCGGCAGTTGAAGCAACATGCATCAGTGAAGGTAAAACAGCCGGTGAAAAGTGTATGAGAGAGGGCTGTGATTATGAAATTAAGCAGACAGTAATTCCTAAATCAGATTCTCATGTATGGGATGAAGGCGTAATTTCCACAAAGGCTACTTGCTCAAAGGAAGGTAAGATTACATATACTTGCTTGATTTGTAATAAAACTAAAACATTGACGATTGCTAAGCTTGAACATTCTTTTGGCAATAATAGTCCTCATTGTTTGATTTGTGGTGCTGACAATCCAAATTATGTAGCACCTACCGTTCCTTCAAATCCGACTACAAAACCGTCACAGCCGACTACTAAGCCTATTCAACCAAGCGTAACACCAAGTACACCAAATAACAACACAGTTGCTCCTACGCAGCCTACATCGGTCCCTACAAACACTGTTACTACAACAACGGCACGTAAAGTGTCAAAGCCAAAAAAGACTAAAATCAAAAAGGTAAAGGCTGCTAAGAAGGCATTGGCAGTTACTTGGAATAAAGTATCCGGTGTAAAAGGTTATCAAGTACAGGTCGCAACAGATAAAAAGTTCAAAAAGAACAAGAAGACTGTTACAATTAAGAAGCAGAAAACCACTAAGACAACCGTAAAGAAGCTTAAAGCTAAGAAAAAGTATTACGTAAGAGTAAGAACTTACAAAACTGTAAAGGGTAAGAAAGTTTACTCATCTTGGTCCGGTGTTAAGAATGCTAAGACTAAATAGGATAAGATACCGTAGGAGATAGTTCTCCTACGGTATTTTTGCAAAATATTAAATATAACTTGCATTTATTTTATATATAGATTATAATTGTATTCTGTAAATGATTATTTATTTGCAGGAGAAAAATTGTTGAAATATATTGAAATTACTGATTCATTTGTATCTAAGAAATTGTCATTTGAAAGATTTGCTGAATTACAGAACAAAATAAATAATATTGATGATGATATTTGTTTAATGCTAAATATAGAGAAAAGATTAGGCTTGAATTTTGCGTTTTTATTCAGTACATTACCATTCTTATCTGAAAAATTCAATAAAAAAATATATTTAAAAATGAATCCTAAAACATTTTATCTTTTTCAAAAGATTGGCTTTTTTGAAAATATAGAGCATGAAATTAATAATGATTATTGTCAACAAATAAAGGATGAATCAAATATTATTCAACAATCTAATGACGTATTTAAGATTGTAACAGAGATTACTAAAGAAGCACCTGTTAAAATGTCTGATAAATTATCAGCAATTTTTATATCAAAAATAGGCGAAATGTATAATAATGCAATAGAACATTCCGAAGGTATTGTTTTAGGCACTAAATATTTCAAATTGCAGAAAAACATATATAATTTTTCGTGTTATGATACAGGAGTTGGCATACCTCAAAAAGTTATATCAACAATTAACAATATTGAGTCAAACCGTGAAGCATTTGAATGGGCAATGACAGATGGAAATAGTACAATTGCTGGCGTGCCTCGCGGCTTGGGCTTGGGATTGTTAAAGTCGTTTGTTCAAGCAAATGATGGAAGAATCAGAGTTTGTTCTGGTAATATTTTATATGAATACAGCAGAAAAAAAGGAAAAAATATTATTGAACTTAATAATCAATTTTATGGCACATTATTTGAAATGGATATTATTTCTGATAATGATTATGAATATGTATTATAAGAATAAAGAGAAAAGGAGTGTTTTACAATGATAAAAGCGTGTGAGTATATAAAAACTGCATTTTCTTCTAACGATGCTGAATGTCTTGATAAGTTAATTTCACCTTTAATAAAAAATAATGATAAAATTATTATTGATTTTAATGGTATTTCAATTTTTACAACGTTATTTTTTAATAATGCTTTTGCAAAACACATCATTGAGATAGGTCCTGAAAAATATAATGATAAATTTCAATTAATTAATTTATCTGAATTAGGAAAAACAACTTATATGCATTCATACAATAATGCTATCAATTACTACAATTTATCAGATAAGCAAAAAGAAACCCAAAACAAAGAGGTATCTTTTGCTGATATTAAAAAGGATGATTAAATGTCTATTATTTCAATTGATAATTTTGATATATCAAAATTCGATAAAGAAACAGTTTTTGTATTAGATACAAATATTCTATATTTTGTACATTCAGGATACTATTTGCCCGATAATAAAAAAACAATTAAATACTCAAATTTAATTCAAAATATTATTGCCAATGGTTTTACTATTTCTGTATCAACATTAAATTTGCAAGAATTATATTTTGGAATTGAAAATAAGGAGTATAACCTATATTGTAAATTAAATAATATAAATCAAAGAAAATATACTAAAAAGAATTTTAGAAAAGATTTGGATGAAAGGAAAAATGTAAAAAATAAATTATTGAGTGTTTCTGCTGAATTACAAAATTACATAATAAAAAATTCATCAATTGATAACGAATTTTTAAATACATTTATTGATCAATATGAAATGCACAGAATGGACCCAGTTGATTTTTTACTAACAAATAATTACAATATCAATAAAACAATTTTTATAACTGATGACAAAGATTTTTTGTCAATACCTGCTGTGAATGTCCTTATTATTTGATATTTTTAATATTGATAAAATTACATTTTTGCATTATTATATATGTAAGCATTACTAAGTGACTATACCTAAAATAAGACTCAATCAAGTGTAAGAGAGTGGCTTTGACCACTCTTTTATGCTTTTTTAGGATGACTTTTACCGGTCATCCTTATTTTTTATTCATTTCTAAATTTTTAAAAAATATGCGCGATAAATTATATAGAAGAAGTGTTACTGTAAGTGCAGAAACACTTATGTAAGCAAAAGTCCAATGGACTAAAAAATGTTAGGAGTGGATAGACTTATGAAAAAATCTATTAATCTCGTATTCAAACGTACTATTGCAGCCTTTCTAACAATAGTATTAGTGATGACATGTGCAAATTTAAGTGGTGTAGCAGACTTTGCAAATGTTGCTTTTGCAAACACTGGCTCAGGGCAAATTGATGTTGTAAAAGGTAGAAAATATGGTTTGAGTTGGCAAAATTTGTACGGTTCATTACAAATCTCGACGTATAATCGTTCATTTGCAAAAGGTGTAAATGATACAAATGACTTTACTCATATGCTAAAAAAATACATAACAGACGGTAACGGAGACAACGAAAACCCAAAGTCAAAATATGTACCTATCTACAGACTTTCAAGAAATAACGGTTATACAAGTTCTGATGAAAGCAAAATAGTAACAGTTAAAGATTATATTGCGGCTGATGATTCAGAAACGTTAAAGAATAAAGCAAGTTATTTATCTTCTAAAAAGTCTGATATGATAAGAAAGGTATTATATTATGGCTTACCTCAATTTAAAAATAATTCTAAAAATGAGAATTGCTATTTTATGGCAACTCAGGCAATTATTTGGGAAATTGAAGAAGGTAAAAGAACAGGATGGGGCAATGATGGTCAGTATAGTGGTACTAATAATGAAAATTATCTTATTAATGCAAAAAAGAAATTTGCTAAACGTGTACCTGAAATCAAAGCTTCTTACAATGTAACTAAAAATAATAAGTCCTATGTTTTCTATTGGCACGATTGGTATTATACACAATATAATAACTGTTTTAAGGGTTGCAAAGATTATTATGAACAGATACTTAATGATTGTGCTAATTATGATAAAAAAGTTACAAATTTGGCTTTTACTACCAACAACGCTATTGCAAATTATGCTGAAAATTACAGCCGTACACCTAATCTTTTTTCGATGACATCAGGTAATGCAATATGTTATGAGGCTAACTGGGATGATGTCTATAACGGATATCTCTTTGAATTTAAGCTTGATAATTCATCAATCGGCAGTGCAAATGGTCAATATTCATTAGAAAATCTTAAAGTACAATATATGTATGATGGCTCTAATTGGACCGATTTAAGTAGTAGTGAATATAACGTTACTAATTCCGGCAAAAATGTCTCGTTAGTTATTAAAAATAATTCTAAAACTAATGCAATTAAAAATTGCCAATATCGTCTTGTTTGGAAAGAAAACGTTTCAAACAATGACTATAACACAGCCGCATTTTTAAAGACGGCTGAAAGAGATTACGTAAACTGTGGTCGTTATGTAACGGCTCATACTAAATATCTCAAATTAATGACTTATGTATGTAATGTAAATTATATGTGTAACATTAATTCAGAAAATTTAAGCTCAGAAATTGTTCACAAGGGAGATACACCAAAGAACGTTCCGTCACATTCACATTCTAACACTTCTTCTATTGATTATGACGAAATTGGTTGGTTCAATGGTAGTAACAACCTTGGAACAGGACGTGACGGTGAAATCGGTGTAAAGCAAACAAATGTTTATTATGATACTACTTTTGTAAAACAATATAATGTTACAAATAAATACAGCATTAGTGTTTATTGTGCATATTGTGGTCAAAACATTATGTTAAAAGATAATGTAAGAACCGACAGCGACATCACATTGCCTTCTGATGAAGTTTGGAAAGAGCATTTTGAAAAATGCCATTCTAAAAGTGAAAAATATTCATCAATAGAAAATGACGGATGCTATTATTCATCTGCAACATTAAAAAACAAAAAGGACACAAATTCTTTTAAAAACGGTGGAAAAATCAGAATAAATGAAAACACTATTTTGTACGGTGGCTACAAATTATATGCTGATTTAACATTTGTTTGTGATGCTAAAGAAGCAGTAGATTTTTATAACAAAACAAATCTTACTGACTATGACAGTGCAAAACTTGATTCAAATTCAATCGTTGCACAGTATAAGAAACAAGAAGTAAATCCGTTTAAAGCAGAAAAGATATCTTTACCGGACGAACACAATCATAAAGAGTTTATAAATGTAGATAATCCGGTTATGTTTGTCGGTTGGGCTGAAAAGATTGTTGATTCAGTAGTATATAAAACTGACAGTAACGGCAATATCGTATATGATAATACCGGTAATCCTATCGTTAAGGAAACAAAATGGCATTATGATAATTATTTGTCTCTTGATGATATAAAAAACAAGTCTGTTGCCTTAACAGAAAACAAGACTTACTATGCAGTATATATTGTTAATCAAAAGGTAAATATAGATGTTAAAATTGTCGATTTAGATGATTTTATTAACAATAATGGTGTTATTTCAAAAGTAAATAAATTAAAGGAATATAACACTATTAAAGCTAATATTTATACGAATGCTGACACTATTGATTCAAGCAGCAAAAATGCTAACAAACTATATTCAAAAGCAACTTTTAGAACTTTTGAAGATGCAGACAAATCTTTTCAAAATGCAGTTATTAATATTTCTGAAATGCTTGGCTTGAAAAATGCATATACACATAGTGATGGAAAAATTTATAAATACAAAGGCAAATATTATACCGATGCAATGCATGATTCAACAAGCTTTTATACTGACGTTTATTTTACAAATCATAAAGTTACTAAAAACGAAACGATATATCTTTTGTACCAAAAGAATTCAAAAGTTAATGTAACTGTAAAATGTGTGGATTTATCTGAATTTGAAAACAATGGCTTTTCTTTTGATAATTTGACATCTCTAAAAGAAAGCACAAAGTCAATTGACAATCGTTCAAGTGTCTCTTCTAAATTGAAGACGATAGACCTTGTTAATCAGTTCGGCATTACAAATACTATTCCAATTGACGATACTAACTCTTATGTATTCTCACAAAAGTATTATACGAACAATGTTTTGTATAATCCGGATGCTTATGATGAAAACAAATCAATTGTATCGACTGACGATTTGAACAATGCTAAATCTTTAAATGATGATTTCTTTAAATCACATAAAATTCTTTCAAACGAAACAATTTATGTATTCTATGAGAAAAAGGCAGCACTGAATTTAAACGTTAAGTTTGTTGATATGGATAAATTTGTAAGCAACGGATATAAACTCGACGATTCAAGTGCTTTATTCCAAACGGATGCATCAATGACAGTATACAATGGTAAATCATATAATTTGATTAAAGATTTGAACATTTCTTCGGATTATGAGATAACCGGTGATAATAATGTGACAAATCAGTATAAATATAAAGACTGTTATTATTCAAGTGCTAACGGCAATAAAATAACATCACTTAATGATTTGTCAAGTGGTAAATTTTCTTCCAATTATTTTACAAATCACAAAGTCTCAAAAAATGAAACAATTTATTTGTTTTATAAAAAAACACAAGTTTCCGCTTTAAATCTTGATGTTGTTCTTGTGGATTATGATGATTTTAGTAAGAATGGTAACACTATTTCTTCGCTTGCTGTAATTGATTCGTATTCTAAAAAATATACGCTTACTAATGCTACAAGTAAAACAGTAAATGTTAATACCGAATTTAATTTACATGAACAATTTGAAAAATCTATCACTAACTCGGATTGTATTTTTGATGGCAGTAAAATATCATATAAGTATTCAATAAAAGGCTATTCGCTTAATGATGCTTCAAGTTACAAAGATATTATGAATTTAAGTGGATTCAACAGTCATACTTTTTCTCAAAATGAAACAATTTATTTGTTCTATCAAAAAGAAGATGTTGAAACACCGATAAATACAACCGTCAATGTGATTGTTCTATCAGAAAATGGAAATAATCTTTACGGTTATTACAACAATTCAAAAAACAAGAGTAATTTGCAAGGTTCTTTGTTCTATATGGATAAAGATGATAATGCAAATTATAATTGGGATGGAATAGATACTTCAAAAATTACATTAAGTACACCTGCTGCTTTACCTGAGAGCGAAAAGAAGGAACATTCTTGTTCCGAAATTGATGCTAAGTTTTATTCGTACTATCAATTGAAATACAATGCAAAGGACGATACTGAACTTGCTCAACTTCTTGAAGATGAACTTACTGTAAATGCAACTATTTCTGATGCTAACGGTAAATGTGATTATTTCCTCGCAGATATTAGTGAGTTTACAACTACAAATGATAAAACTTTAAATATTGTTTTCTATGCGGACAACGGTTCTAAAGTAAGATATCAGTTTGTTGATGAAGACGGTAATCCTTTACCTAATAGTGAAGTTGATACACTTGTAAACGAAGAGGAAATCGGTAAGTTGTCAAAGAGTGCTAATACTTATATTCATGATAATTGGTATAAGGATGCTGTTATTGATTTTAGACACAAAAACTTAACCAATATGTATGAAGATGTATTTAATAATGCATTGGAACAATTATCAACTTTTAATCCATATAACGATACCGGAAGTAAGGTCGATTATATTTCTCTTGAAACAAATGGAGATGGATATACAAATTCTATAAACGTTCCTACAAGTGAAGAAGAAAAAGGAAATGATTACTTTGGAAATAATTGGATAGTCAGTTATTTTGAAAAACTTGGAAAATCAACGAATACTGATGATAATGACAGTGAAAAATTGAGATTTTTTGATATTGAACTTTATACTTCTGGTAATTACGAAAACAATAATTGGAAGTTGATTGATGTTTCAAAAAGTAAAGCTGTTCAATCAAATGTTTATGCTAAAGATTTTAATAGTATTTCTAATAATTTAAGTGAAAATGACAACGTAGGCAAAGAAAACTTTCCTAATAACATTACCGTTAAAAACTGTTTCAGTGACTTAATCAGTGGTAATTTGTTAGTGAAAGTTACTGTTAAGGAAACTGTTCCACCTACAACTATTAATGTTCATTATCAAGATAAATTATTTGAAAACGGTAATAATTTTAATACTTCTTCGTTTGATTTGTATTATGATAGTAAACCTACAGATAAGCTTAATACTCCAAATTATAAAAACCAAGAATTGACTGCTGATCTTGATTCGGAAGGTAATTACACCGTATATCAAGGTAAGACTTATACAAAAGTAACATCGTTTACAAGAGATGATTTAAGCAAAAAAGATAAGAACTTAGACAACGTTTTTACTGAAGTAAGTGTAAATAAAATTACTTGTGGTAATTTAATCATACCAAGTTCTACATCTCAGTCTTACAAATATAATATCAATAAACATACAATTGATTTGTATGTACAAAAAGTAAATAAAAAATACAATGAAACGCTTGTTTTTGATATCAATAATAATTCTTCATCGTCAAATGCCAAATTAAGAATAAATGATAAAAGTTTAACACCTTCTGTAGAGAAATTTAAGATTGAGGCTGAATCTATATTTGGTAACAAAGTTACAAAATATTATGAAAAAAAATTAAAAGATGATGGTATTACACATAAAGAGTCTGATTATACATTTACACAAAATTTCAATTATTCAGATTCAAATGTAAAAGGATACGATGATAGTAAGTTTTCGTATAAACCAATTACTGATAAATCTATTACAAATAATATTAATAATACAGAATCTGAAAATAATATGTTACTTTCCAATATGTTCAGATCGGAACAAAAGGCTATAAGTACAAGAAAAAATGGCAGTGTACGTTCATTATATAATGACCTTAAATTAAATACTAATTGGTCTTATGATGACTATAGTGTTGATGTAAAATATTATACTCCGACTATGCTGTATTACTATATTGAACAACATTCCGGTACAGGAAGAAATAGTTTCTTAACAAAGCTTAAAAACCCTAATATTTCTGAATCTGATGCATTAGATATTTTCTGTAAGATATTTAATGTAAAAGATGAAGATAAAACTTTCTTTAAGGAACATATTAATGATTTGCTGTTTTATGCTAACTATAAAACGTATTTACAGAAATCGGATATTATTTACGATTATTACTGTGATAGCACTGTTGGTTATAAAAGACATAAAGTAAAAACCGGATATGAATTTCAAAAATCATACGAGTTTTATAATAAGGATTTTGTTAATCATCAAGTTGACAGCAATGTATATTCCTTTGTAAGAGAATTAGCTCGTAAAGGTTATGATTATAGTCTTGAAGCTAATAATACTGCTATCAGTGGAAAAAATAATATAACTATTGATTTAGGCAGAGGCTTTTACAACACTATTGGTAATTTATATAGCAGTGATTCTCAAACTGATATTGAAAACAATTTCGGTGATTCTTATTACTATGCTATGATTACTGTATCAGATGCGCCAAAAGTCACATTTGATATGAATTTACCGTCAAATAATTTTACAAACGGTTGTTCAATCAAAGAAATATTAAGTGACGGAGATTTTGGCAATAATGTAAAAATTACTGATGGTCAATTTACTTTAAGTGCAGCTAATATGTTAAGTCTTGATTATATAACGGTGTTCAAACCTATTACAATTCAAGATATGTTTTCTTCGGAATCATCATCTGTTGATCCAGATGAATTAAATGAAAACGGTGATTTGATTAACGCTTCTGATGATTCAAATTGTGATGTATCTAAGTATCAAGCAATAGGTTGGGGTTCGTCACGAGACTTGACCAATAATAAGCATTTAATCTATATAAAATCAGACCAATCTATTGATTGGGATTGGATTGATCTTGAAAATGTACCTTCATATTCCCTCAAAGACTACGATGGAGACTTTGCTCATAGTTATAAGTATTCAGATATACTTTATGCGAATAAGCTCTTAAAAGCATTTTTGGAAAAGAATGCTGAAAAGAATTCTGAAAATCATTATACTCTTTATCTCAACTGGGTTGGTTTACCTGAAATGGAAAATAATGATAAGACCTATACGTTAGATGAAGCAGAAAAACTTGATTTTTCAACTATTCTTAATCAAACAACAAAATTCACTGCTTCAAATACCCAAAATGGTACTGAAATGAAAAATGTAACTGCTTTAAAGAATTATTCAAATCAAAATGAATTTGACAAAGCTTTAAAATCTCATATCAAAGGTTTAACTGTTGATAACGAGAACGGTGCAGGACTTGAATTTGAAAGCGGTACTATTGCCGGTAAAACTTATACTTCAATTGATGAATTTGTTAAACGAATAAATTCTATTGATGAAAATTATTTGAAGGAAAATGGTGAAGTTTATGTGGATGCTGCTAATAATGAATTCTATAAGATACCTTGTACTTATAACATTTATTATTGGGATGATGAACACAATGATTCATATAAATGGACCGAAGATGGTGAAAATAGGAAAGTAACTGTCAATTCTCCTAAGATGCACGCAGAAGCTATTACTTTTTGGGTAAGTGAACAAAAAGATAATGGTAAAGAAATCCGTTTCATTAGTGCAAAATACTTTGAAAACAGCAAAAAAGAACTCGTACCTTATGAGGACGGTGGCTTAAAAGAAGGAAGTAAGTGGAGAAATAACCAAACTTTACGTGATGAATTAAGAGAAATTCTTAATTTTAACAGTGAAGCAAAATCATCTCTTAAACCACAATATGATTTTACTGTTTCTGAAAAGGAAATTAAGGACATGAAGAAATTTATCAGTAATTATACTGATAATAACGGAATTGATAGCTATTGTGATGATAAAATGCTTGAAAGCGTTTACAATACATATATAGTTAATCATTAAGTAAATCGGAAATAGCCTGAGTTTTACATTTATTCAGAAAGAAAAATAGAAACAGCAGCAGGATTTCTGCTGCTGTTTTCTTTTACTATTTAATTGTAAAACATCTGCGAACTTATCCATATCGACATTGACACTCATTACTCTCTGCGGTATAATTAAAATATAGAAAAGGAGATAAAACTTATGAAAACATTGAAGAAATTTTTAGCAGTCACATTGGCTACTTTAATGATTTTGTCAATAACACCTATTAATGCTTTGGCGGCTGAAAATTGCCAACATGAGTGGGAAACTCTATCGTCTGAATACATGGGCGATATCAAAATAGACGGTAAACACTATTGTAGACTTAAGCATACTGAGAAATGCAAAAAGTGTGGAACTATTACTGAGTCTGAAGAAAAAAACGAACATACTTATATAAAAAAAGTATATCTTAATTTTAGCAATCCCCAAGAAACTTCTGCTCGTATTAAAAGGTATTATGATGATATTGTAGATACTGATCCTAATACAAACATAACTTACGAATCTGTTTATGGAGTTATAAATAATC